GGTCTTGGTCCAACGCAAGAATACATGCGTGATATCCTTAAACCAGAAGGTTTTGATGGGCGTCAAGCACAAGCTGATATGAGCATTAGAGAAATGTTTGAGATAGAGTTTAAACGTGCTAGAGAAAGAGGCGATGAAGTCTTTGAGTTTATGGGAAAACCTTACAACACAAAAACAAAAGAAGAGGTTGAAGGTTTTGCAACAGGCGATGCTGTTGGCTTAGTTCCCGGAGGTGGCATACCATCTATGATGATTAATGTTCCTAAGATTAATATGCCATCTAGTCTTCCAGACGAGGCCATTGATATCTTTGATGAAGATTTTGAAGTAGAGCCATTTGAAATAGAGTACGACACAGACAACCCTTATAACATTGATAAGTCTGCATATGAAAATTACATGGACTCAACTAGAACAGCTGAAGATGATGCTCGTGATGATTTAGAGGAAAGTGTTAATAAAGTTAAAAAAGAAAAAAATGCAGAAAAAATGAAACTTTTTGGAGAGATGCTAGAGATGGTTGGAGCTTCTAATGATTTCACTCCTTTGGTTGGCGGTCAAATAATCAAAGGATCTCAAGCAAGCATACCTCAAATACAAAGATTTCAATATGGTGGTATAGCTGGTTTTGATTTTAGAGATTTTGATATTAACGATTATCTAGAAAATATTTTAGACATAGATACAGGCGAAGCCACAGAAGAAGACATGGCTACTGCTCTTGCTAGAGCATATGGCGCACCTTCAGAAGGCATAGGAGCTTACGCCAGATCAATGGGTTACAGAGATACAACACCTGGCGCTGGTATTAGCATTGATGCTAAAGACACAACACCAGATGTTTATAGATTCTACCCATCTGAAGTATCTAAAATTTATGCACAAGCCAAAGGTGTACCTTTCTCCCCACTCGTAGCGCCTCCAAAAGAAGCTACCTTTATAGATGATCTACAGCCTAGGCGAATAGCCAGTCAGTTGTATGCTAAAGATGGTACTTTCGTAGAAAGAGATCAGCTTGTCACTGGCCCCGGTGGAGAAAGAGGTGATCAGATCCCAGCCATGTTAAGCGATGGTGAGTTTGTAACTAACTCAGCAGCAGTAAGAGGCATGGGTATAGCGGCTGGCGCAGATCCTAACGATGAATACGAGCAAAGACTATTAGGCGCTCGTGAAATGTACAAGATGCAAAAGTTTGGAGAACAAATAGCTAAACAACTTGTATGAATCTAACCTTAGAAAAGGTAGAACCTATACCAGAAAATGGTAAACGCATAGCTGATTTTTTAGCAGAACACTTTTGGGCAGAACATTCTCTGTCAGGCGAAGGATCTCCACCCATTGAATGGGGCAGAGCATCCTCTCACATAAATCATTTCTTGTTTGAGGGTATTGTGTATAATGTACTAGATGGTGATACAATCATTGGTAGTATTGCTGCAGGAGCAGATGACTATTGGTGGTCAGCAGAACAATACATTGGCGATGGTTGGTTTTATGTGTTGCCTGAATACAGGAACTTAAAAGATCAAATCCCACCGTCACATCTTTTAATAGATGCAGTAATAGATTATGCTAAAGAGCAAGACAAGCCTTTGATTCTTGGCATTTTTAACCTAGAAGGTGTAGAAAGAGCTAAGAAACTTTTTGACAAGAAAGGCTTTCACCAGATAGGCGGTATGTATTATAGGAAATAAATAGAAGATGTGTCTCAGTAAAACAAAATCAGCACCTCCAGCAGAGGTCATAACAACCCCACAAACAGGTTATAGTTTTGTTTCTCCTTACATGGAGGACTATTCTCGTAGATTATTATCATCTTACTTTGGCGCACCTGGTGAATACGAAGGTCTTATATCTAGACCCAGAGATATTCCCATCGAGCAAACTGCTGGGCTTACTCCTTTACAAATCCAAGCTCGACAACAAGCAGGCCGACTAGGAGAATATCAACCTTATCTAACTGAAGCTGGTCGACTCTTCGGTAGACAAGAGAGAGCTTTAGATGAAGCTTTTGGATATTTACCGGGTGCTAGATCTGCTGTTGAAGAAGGCATGGGATTTCAAAGAGAGGGTTCTGATTTAGCCAGAGGTGCTGGAAGGTTCTCAGAAGCAGCAGAAAGAATGATAGGCACTGGAGCAGGTACTGTTGCTGGTGGCCTTGGTGCATTGCAAAGAGCAGAACAAACAGGAATGGGTACTACAGGGATGTACGATCCATCTATGGCGCAAGGTTTTTATGATCCATATGAACAGGCAGTAGTACAGCAAACATTAGAAGATATAAGCAGACAGTCTGCACAACAAGACATAGGTCTTAGGGATAGAGCTGTATCAGCTGGAGCCTTTGGTGGCGCTAGAGGTAGAATTACTCAAGAAGAATTAGCACGTCAAACAGGACGTGGAGCAGCTGAAGCTGTTTCTGGAATTAGAAGCCAAGGATTTGGCAGAGCTCAACAACAAGCGCAACAAGCATTTGAACAACAACGTGGCGCTCAACAAGGACTTGCATCATTGCAAGCAGGATTGGGTGGACAACAAGCGTCTATTGGTGGACAGCAAGCAGCCTTGGGAAGTCAGATGGCTGGATTAGGTCAACAACAAGTTCAAAGAGGCCAAGCACTAGGTGGTTTTGGTACTAATATTATGCAAGGCGGCCAACAACTTGGTGGCTTGGGTCAATTAAGCGCAGGGCTTGGTGGACAGTTTGGACAAATTGGCAGTGGGCTAGCAGGACTAGGTCAACAAGCTCAAGGTCAACTAGGAAGTCAAATTAATTTACTCAACCAACTCGGTCAGCAAGGCCAAGCTACTCAGCAAGCAGGTTTATCAAGACAGTTTGCTGGAGCGCAACAGCTTGCTCAAGAACCATTACAAAGGTTGCTCACAGGTCAACAGCTTCTAGCTGGATCTCCAATGGGAGGTATCTCTGGAGGTACTGGCACAAGCGCATATCAACGTGGTGTCTATCAACAGCCTACAGCATTAGGACAAGCAGTCGGTGCCGCAGGAACTATTGCTACTGGACTAGGCTCTTTAGGGTATCAACCTTTTTCTGACGTAGATTTAAAAGAAAACATTAAAAAGATTGGTGAATTAGAGCCAGGTGTTGGCTGGTACACATGGGATTGGAACGACAAAGGTAAAGCACTAGGTGCTGAAAGCGAACCAGCTGAAGGCGTATTAGCTCAAGAAGTTCTAGAAGTTAAACCAGATGCAGTCATTGTTCAAGATGGCTACTACGCTGTAGATTACAGCAAGGTGATGTAATGCCGGGAATAATGTCAGGCTTAGAGCCAGTAAGATTAAAAGACGGTGGCTTTCCAGATCTAACAGGCGATGGCAAAGTAACTCGCGCTGATATACTTAAAGGCCGCGGTGTACCTGGCCTAGCAAATGGTGGAGACCCTAGGTTTATGAGCCGAGAAGGTTTCTTTAGTTACAAAGATGACCCTGAAAGACTTAACGTACGAGATATTACTGATTTTATTTTTGATCCAACCGATCCATTAGATTATGCAGCGGCAGGTATTGCAGCTACAGGTGTTGGAGTCCCGGCGGCCATAGGTATGAAAGGCTTGAATACTGCTAGAAAAGTTAAGAGAGGCCTTGGTGCTTTAGCTGGAATGGTTCCAACAACCATGCTTGCAAGAGAAGGTATAGAGTTTGCAAAAGGTCCTATTGAATACACTAAAGGAATTTTAGATCTTGTAACATCAGCACCAGAGGCGGCTGGTTCAATGAGAGAAATAGCGCAAGCATTAAAAGAAGATCCAAAAGGAACAGCATCTATTATTTATGAAACTGTTTCTGAAACAGCTGGCTATCCTGTTGAAAGAGCAGAAGGTGGCATTATGCAATATGCTAATGGCACTGGGGACATGGGTGTTTTACCAGCTAGCGCAAAGACTCCAACTGGCAGAAAGAAAAAAGCTGTCATGACTGTCATGGATATGATGGATGAGATAGCAGAAAAACTTCCTGCAAAACCTAAAAAGAAAACAAAGAAAGAAAAAGAACCAAGCGCAGAAGATAGAAAGATTATAGAAGATGCTGCCAAACAAAGAGAAGCAGAAGTTATAGCGCAACAAGCTAGACTAGAAAGAGCTAGGATCAATAGAGCTAATGAGCCAACAGTTCCTCAACCAACAAGACCTCAAACTCCTGTAAGAACAGATGCGCCTGAAGTTGGACCTCCAAGACCAGCACCAAGTCAAGGGGCTAATATTAATAAAGCAGCAGACGATGCTTTTGAAGGAAGCACTGGCGCTGAACGATCTATTCTTCAGCAAATGAAAGACAGACCCATAGCTGGATTTGGTCTTAGGAATCCCGGCAAGACATTTTTAGCTGGTGCTATTACTGGAGCAGTTTTTCCTACAGGCGAAGATGAGCCAACAGTAACAGAACAACCAAATATATCTAATGATCAAGTGGGTGATATTGGCTCTCCACCTCCTTTACTTACAGATGGAATTACAATCACAGGAGACGGAAGAGTTAATACCAATCCAAACGTTATTAACAACCCATCATATAATCCAGGGAATGATAACTCTTTAGCTTATTATGTAAGAGAAGAATTAAAAGGCAAAGGATTTGAAGTGGATGAAATGGGTGAGTTTGTAACCAAACCTAAGTTTTTTGATTACATAAAAGCTTTGCCCGCTGGATACTCAGAAAAAGTTGGGAATGATCCAGACTTTGCTAAAAAAATGATGGCAGGATTTTTAAACATGATGAAGCCAGTTGAAGGATATGTGCCTATTAATCCAGCTGTTGCATTTGGCGAAGGCTACTTTGGCGAAGAAACAAGACAGGCTGACATGCTTTCTGCTGAAGCAAAAACTTTAAAATTTTTAAAACAAAATCCTAGATATCAAGGTCTATATAAAACTATTAAAGCTTATGAGGCTGGTTATAATATTGGAGAAATTGATGCAGAAAAAGCACAAGCAAGTTTTGAATTATTGAAACGTTCTTTAATGAGTGGTGGATCATACACCCCAGATCAATATGAAGATCTTGAAGTTTATTATGGCGCTACCAAAATAACACCAAGAGAGATAGTTGCTTTACTAAATCAAGGCGTAAGTCTTTTCGGAGATCCTAACTTTAGGTTAGAAACAAAAACTCCAGCCAACCCGTGATCATATGCCATACATTAATTTTCCAGATGGCACTTCAAAATACATACCAGATCAAGAGCCAGCAACAATAGAAAAAGCAAAAGCTGAACATGCGCTTGAAGTTGAATCTTTAAGCAAAGGCAAGGCTAATGTTTTAGGAGATGTTGGCAGGCAAACTGTAGCTGGTATTCAACAAGCAGTAAGAGGAGCAACTGAAACAGGAGCTTCTGTTTATGATCTTTTTACTGACGAAGATCTAACAAAAGATGTTGGTGAATACTTTGACAAAATTGCTGTTGGCGAAGCTGAAACAACTCAAGGACAAATTACAAGATACTTAGTTCAATTTGGATTGCCGGGCTTTGGTGTTGCTGGAGTGTTAAACCGTTTCGGAAAAATGAATAAAGTTACTTCAGCTTTGGGTGGTGGATTAGCTGATGGAGCAGTAGCAACTGATGATGTTGAAACTCTTAAAGATATTTTTATAGATCAACAATCAGAATCAGATCAAGCAAGACTAGCAAGGCTTAATGGTGCAGAAGCAGCAGCTGAAAGGTTAAAAAATAAATTAGAGGTAGCAGCAGAAGGTGCTGGTTTTATATTGGGATTACCAATAGCGCTAAAAGCAACCAAAGAAACTATCTATGGAGCAACAGACTTACTAGCTCCAGTTGGATCTGTTGTGGCTAAAGGATTAACCGCAGCTAAAGGTGCATTGAAACCTGGTGAATTACAAAAGACAGCCTTTGATGCAAATCAAAACACATTACAAAAATGGTTTACCTTTGCTGGAGACAAGCCTGACCAATTAGTAGCACAAACAATGGCCGCAAAGACATCACAAGTAAAAGCCATGCAAGATCAAGTTGACACTGCCTTTGATCAAATCATGAAGACAACACAAAGAAGTGTAGATAGTGGCAGACTAAATCAAACTAACGCTCTTGCTTTGTCTAGAAACATAGAAGATTTTATGTTCCCAAGGATAAGAGTTGACTATCAATCTCCAAACTTATCACGATCAGATAAAATAAAAAAAGCTAGAGAGATTCAAAAAGCTGCTGAACAAAATATTTTAGACTTAGAAAAACAATACATAGATTACCAAGGCTTGGGCTTAGGAGAAGGCTTAAAGATATCTACGTTATTAAAAAATAATAGAGATATTTTTGATACTTACTCTAATCAAGTTTTAAATTATAGTGATGAAGGTGCAGATGGTTTTATGCATTTGTTTATACCAGATGAATTAAAAAGTATTATTGCAGAGAATGCTGGCTTGTATGGAACAAGAGTCTATAGATCTATATTAGACAAAGGTTTTAAAGTTCAGCCAGAGTTTCAAGAAAGAGCTGTAAAAGAAATACAAGAAAGTTTTGGTGTTGACAGACAAACTGCACAAAGAGAATTCTTTGAACTATTAAACCCCGGTCCAAAAAATAAAAATGGTTTTGACTTTGAAACTAACGACATGTTAATGGAGGGATTACAAAGAGAAAAAGGAATTCTTAAAGGCAGACAGCTAGATAACTTACCACAAGTAAGAAGAGCTTTAGGTGAAGCGGCAGGATACTTACAAACAGATTGGAAAAGTGCTCTTGCTAATACCAAGCTTACAGCAAATGTAACCTCACAAAAACTTTCAGGTCTTATAGGTAAGACAGAAATGTTTAAGCAGATCAAACAACTTGATGAACTCGCACCTCAAACAGGCGGTGTTAAGTTTTTAAAACCAAAAGAATTTGGCATAGATGCTGATGGCAAGTCAGTTAAAGAGTTAAGAGACTTTGATGCACAAGGTAATGCAATAGTATTCAAACAGTTTGATGAAGATGCTGGAGCCCTTGCTGGCTCTTATGCAAGAGCAGATATCTTTGATGCTTTGATGGGGGCTACAGCAGACATGAAAGCTCAATGGCCTGTTCTCGGAAAGCTATACACTGGCATGTTAGCAGTTAAAGCTGGATCACAGTATGGTAAAACAGTTTTATCTCCGGGCGCACAAGTAAGAAACTTTACCAGCATCCCTTTCTTTTCATTGTTGAATGGAAATCTTGGAAGCACTGGTAGATTTATTGATTCTGTTCAAACAAGTTTTGCTGGACTAATGGATCCTAAAGGAAAAATTTTAAGAAAGGATAAGATAGCTGAACTGATGGAAGAAGGCATCATGCAAAAAGGTGGCGCTCAACTTGGTGAAACCTTAGAGATTGCAAAACTTGCATCTGAAAGAAGTGGATTGGTTTCTGGTATAGGTAAAGCTGTAGATAAATCAGGCGTTAGATTTTTTGAAAAAGCTTATGGTATGACTGATGATGCTGGTCGTGTATTTAATTATTTAAGTGAAAAAGAAAGAATGCTTCAAGCATTATCGAAAGCTCCAGAGTCAGTGGTTCCAATAGAGTCAGCAAAAAATATAACAAGGTTTGCAGATTTGATTGAGGGATCTAGAGGTGGTGCAATTATAAGACCGCAAGATATTATTAATAAGTATGGCCAAGAAGGATTGGAACAATTTGCTAGATCAGAAGCTGGAGAGATTACTTTAAACACCGTACAAAATTATCAAAGAGTTGTACCTGCTGTTGGAGTAGTTATAAGAAAATCTCCTTTTGGTAACTTTGTTGCTTTTCCAGCTGAGATCATAAGAAACACTACTAATGCTGTGAGCAGAGGCATAAAAGAATTAGCCAGTGATAACCCAGAGCTACAAAAAATTGGCATGAGAAGATTGACTGGAGCTGTAACAACTACTGCAGCTATGCCTACAGCATTAACCAGTTTGGGTATGGCATTGACTGGAGTAACTAAAGAAAAGATAGAAGCCTATCAAAGAACTGGAGCAACTCCTTGGGATAGAACAGGAACACTAATACCTATTGCTTCTGACAAAGATGGCAATCCAACTCAGTTTTTTAATTTTAGTTATATGAATCCATACGACTATTTAAAAAGACCCATCAACAGAGTCTTTCAAGAAGTTGCTAGTGGTAACAGAGATGAAGAATCATTAGAAAAAATATTGCTTGATTCTTCTATGGGTATATTTGGTGAGATGGGACAAAGTTTTGTTGAACCAGCTTTTGCTGCTCAAGCTGTGCTTGATGGAATCAATGGAACAACATCAACAGGTAAAAAAATATGGGGTGCCTCAGATAGCACTGGAGATAAAGTTGCAAAAGGTTTTTATAATTTTATAGACACAGCATTACCAACAATTACTCCATATAGAATTGAGCCAGACCTAACAACAAAAAAACCTATTGGCATATCTGCTCCTGGCTTTACTCCTAAAAATTTTCCAAAGGCTGTGTTTGGTAGCACTGATAAAAAAGGTGATGATCAGAAAATATTAGACCGAATGGGTAATGAGATTGATGTAGCTGAAACAATGGTGCAAGCATTTACTGGATTTAAAGTTGTTAAACCTCAGCTAGAAAGAACTGTAAGATATAGAGGTTTTGAAGCAAACGATGCAATCAGAGATGCTACCAATCAATTTAATAGATTGCTTAGAACCAATGACAGAAAAACAGCAGAAGAATTTTTACAGGGATATATTAATCAAAACGAAAATAGGTATAGAGTATTAAGAGATTTATATACAACCATAGAGGATGCTAGAACTTTAGGCTTAAGTGATAGGCAAATAGAAGAACAATTAAAAGATGCTAAAGTTGCTAACTACAAAGATGTTATGAGAGGAATATTTAGACCAATAGATGTTAGCAGAGATCTTGTAGACGCATCAAGAATAGGACAAATAGGAGTTCCTCAACCAATTAGCAAAGGAATGTTTGACGTTGCTAAAGAACAGTTAACTCAAGGTTTAACTGGTCAATACTTAACACCAGATATTAGAGCTCAAAGAGCATCGCAAGTTTTGAGAGAAGAAGAAGAACAAAAACTACTAGGCACACCCTAGAATATATCAACCACCAGTTCACATCTGGGATCATCTTTATCTACCCCACCAAACTTATAGACAACTTCCTTTACTTGTTTGAAGTCATCGTCTTGTATAATCCCGGCTTTAACCAAAGCATCACAAGCGAACTTATCTATGACTGAACATGGATTACTTATGTCAAGTCTTCGATTACTCCTAGCATAGTAGGTGTAAGTCAATCTAACTGGCTCACTAAACTTAGGTAGGTCTTGTATCTTTTCTACGAGATCTTCTGAGTATATTTTTTTTGCTGTAGATAAAACTCTATAGTGTGCGTTTCTATAGTTGTTAAGATTTAAAATAAATTTTTTTTTCTTTGAATAGTAAACATCCAAAGGTAGTTTGATTTGCATTAGGTTGATGGCCTAGTTTCAATCCAAGGTCTGATCTGTTTAATAGAAGCGCCATTAAATACCTTCTTAACTTTATCGCAAGTCTCTAAGATCTCTTCTGGGAATCCACTGTTTACAACTTCAATTAATTCTTTGCTAGAAAAAAAGTTTTCGCCCGGCGTGTTAAGGTTCTCAGCCACGTTAACAAATCTAATCTTGTCCTTCTCATACAAAACCATATCGTCATCCTTCTCCATAACATGGGCTGGTATTAACTCAGGTATAAAGTTATGTCTTGCACAACCTTTGGTTTGTCTGTCTTCACTAATCTTTCTATCGTGCTGGGTGCAATGCCAATGTGCATCTCCCTTCTCAATATCAACCTTAGCAAACCTACAAGATCTGCAATGTATCTTAGGCGGCAATGCTCTACCTAGATAAGAAGCTTGTTGGCCTGGTGTCATGTAGCTTTTGATTCGGTAATCTGTTTCTGGTATGTAGTTATCTGGTGGTGCTTCTGCTAGTAAAATACTTTTTGCTTTTTCTATCAAAGAATCAAAAGCATCACTATCATACTGAATGATTTCAGTATATAAGTCTGAGTTATTTTTGTTATAAACAATTGCAATGCATTGAGTAAATTTAAACAAGCCCATATATAAATGTAACTGGGCAGCATACTCTTCTGACCAATCGCAATAACTACCAAGCTTTACTAAGTTGTTAAAGCGATTGTCGTTAGCTGTCTTGAACTCTAATAAAAATGGATCCTTGGTATCAATCCCCGGAAAGTTTTGCCCTACGCCATCGATATGGCCTTTGACGTGACCTCCCAATGTTTCTGTCTCAAACTGCTTACCATTGCGAGCAACGTCAAAGATCTGAGCACCAGGAATCTTTCTAAGCTTTTTAATAAGATCATCCTCAACCACGTTGCCTAGATCAAGAAGCCTCAAGACTCTAGCAGGCATATCGTCAGGCATAAGCCAGCGCCAACGCATCCAAAGTAAACGTTGATTAGGATTGCCTATCTGACTGATTCCTAAATAAAATCTTTGATGTCTTTTTTGTTGCAGTTCAACATCATCTAACAAATGGTTTATATCTTTCATAGATCTATGTCCTCATTTTGTTTGGTTTTAATTCCAACAACGTTCTCATACTTACCTTGCTTTTGCACAATGATCTCAGAGATTGTATCAAATGCACCGCTGTTAATTAATTCAGCGGCCATCCATGGTTGACTTGGCGATCCCCACTTGGTAGTAATTTTTTTCCACTTACGCACTGCCATATTATGTGCAGTGGGATGGCCAAACATAAGTGGCATCTTTTTAGGAAAGAACTCATCCTTCACTGTAAAGACTACCTGACAATACTCACTGCCATTTTTAGACTTCACCACAGACGCATGAATGTCCGTGATGGGTTTGTTTTTAGGGGCTGATGCTTTTCTTTCATCTGACAAAACAGCTTGCCTATCAGCCTTGGTACGCCTTGCTACTTCCCTTTCCTTTTTGGTCCAAAGAACTTTTGATTGTGTTGACTCAAACACTTGACCGCACTCAATACATTCTTTAGCAGAAGGTGAGTTGATGGCATTACAGCTTGCACAAATCTTAGGCTTGTATCTTCCGGGAAGACTTTCGCCAGGCTCTACCTCATCTAGACAGCCATGCCTAGCTACGTTCTCACCATAGTCAAGTAGTAAACAGTTCTCCTTGTTATCATGTAATCGCATGCCACGTCCACACATCTGCACATAGAGTCCAACACTTTGCGTTGGTCTAAGCAATGCTATACAATCTGTTCGCGGGGCGTCCCAGCCTTCGGTTAAAACCCCAACATTGCAAAGGGCATGAAGCTTGCCAGACTCAAAGTCCGCAAGAATCTTATCCCGGTCTTGGTTGGGCGTCTCCCCTGTAACCACAGCAGCATTAATTCCATGTTGCTTTAGGTACTGAGTCATCTTCTGTGCATGGAGAACGGAAACACAGAAAAACACCGAGGCTGTTCTGCCTTTTGTATAGGCGTTATCAATCCAATCACTTATAACTTCAATGATGGTTTCATCTACCATCGCTATGTCTTCTAATTCTTTTTCCCGGAAGTCTCCACCTTTGAACTTTAAACTAACTTTGCCAGCATCAATGATGGCATTGTCGTTAACAGCAAAGGCAGACAATCGGCACAAGTAACCTGCTTGTATTAACTCTGGTATCGATACACTGTAGGCAAGACCTTTAAAGAAATGATCTTTACGATTGCCATAGATGTAGCCTTGACCCATGCGATAAGGTGTTGCAGTACAACCCATGACCTTCATGGACTGGCGTTCTGATAGAGTGTCAATGATCTTCTTGTAGCGAGTCAAAGAACTAGGTGGCACGTTGTGTGCCTCATCAATAATCATGTAGTCAAACTTGCCAACCTTTTCTAATCTCTTGGGCGAAGCCAAGGTATCGCGACTGGCAACTAGAATTTGTGCATTGTGTTGAAAACGTTTCATACCAGCAGCGAGTACACCCACCGGGGCATCTGGCCACACAGACTTTAGTTTGCTTTCAGCTTGAGCAACCAACTCTTTTCTATGAGCCATGATAAGAAACCTGGCCTTAGGGTTTTTGTGAAATACTTCTTTAATGAAGTGTGAAAATATAATAGTCTTACCAGCCGCTGTTGGTAAGGCAATAAGCGCTGGGTCCTCAGGCTTGGTATCAAACCAAGAGTGAAGAGCATCTATAGCGTTGCGTTGGTAGTATCTAAGTTTCAATGAATGACTTTCTTTTGATCACGAGGTTGTATCAAAAGCTGCATTAACTCTTCATGTTCATAAGATTCGAGGTTATCCATTACCACCGTGGATAGTAATTGCATAGCGTCATAAGGTGTGTGTGAAAATTTAAAAGACAATTCAACACAGAATCTTGCAAGAGTAACTACAGCTGCTTTAGTATCTAAGTCTTGTCTAGACCAATCATCAATGCACATATGTAAATCATGCATTACTTGATCACAAGTTTTTTCATCTAAAGAATCTAAGGAATTTTCTCTGTCTGTCATTTTGTCTTTCCACATTTAATAAAGTTAGTTTAGCATCTTTTACTTTCTGGTCGATGTCAGTTGGCAAACTATCAAATGTTTTGTCCAAAGAATTCAACAAAGATTCCATTACGTTAATGAGGTTGTTGGCCTCTCTCTTGTCTATCAGCATATCTTTTCTCCAAAAAAGATGGGAATATTATTCCCGGTTTAGTTATAATAAAAAGGCGAGGAGTAACCAAAGCAAGGTTCAGGTCATTCATAGCTTTAGTTACTCGCTCGAGGATTTCACCAACAACATCACTCTCTCCTTTTAATAGGTCGACCTGTTGCAATGTCATGGTGAAAATCATTTACTTATCCCAATCAAAAGGATCTTCTTCTGATGAGCCACCACCACTAGGTGCTGGAGCTGGGGAAGGGGAAGACGTTGCAGACGAACCGCCAGCTAAAAACTTAGCGATAACATTCTTATCTTCCCACTTCGTACCATCACCCTTATCTCTGCCTTCTTCAATACGAAGGTTGGCATTGAAAGGGACACTCATCATGCTTTCAAGATCCTCCAAACCGAAAGCTTCCATATCAGGATCCATGCCCATGGCTTTTCTCCAGTTACGAAGCTTTCCTTTAGAGACGTTTAGTCCGTTGCCCTCAAGCATAAAGTTTTCCCAAACTTTTCTACCTTGGTACTTCGGTCCCACAACTTCATAAGTTACACTCAGCATCCTATGACCTGTGGCTTTACTGTTTTTACTTTCCCATGATGCTGCAACCATTTCATAGTCTCCAGCAGGCATAGGCCCAATTGAACCAGTGTCTTCTTCGACATCAGTTAAGTTTAGATTAAATAAATCATCCGACATTTTTCTTCTCCTTCATTTTAGATTTTAAAGATTCTTTGAAAGCAGTCATGAATGCGTTGAAGTCAAGATCCAATGGGGCGTTACCCAAGTCAACTCGACTCTTTGCATCGAAGGCTGCGGTGAATTTATGAAATAACTTTCGCTTGCCATATGACACTGCTCTGGTCTTTTCATTAAAACCCTGGCCACTAGTACGAGTTGATACCTCGTAGTTAGCAAACAGGTTGAAGTCTACCCATTCCCGGATCATCGATGATACCTTCTTGTGTAGACTCATCTCCCAACGATCATAGGGCTCACGCTCAGGATCATTGAAAGTTCTGATAGCTACATGAGAAAGCAAGATGACATTCATCTTTTTCTCAAGTAGCAAATCAAACATTTTAAGTATCCGCCTATATAACTCAGCGGACTCTGTGTAACCTTTACCAAAACCTAATGACTCAATGGACTTAACTGAATGCATGTCGCAAACTTTTTGTTGCACAAGTTTCTCAGCCCAGTCAGTGGTATCAAAAACTACAGTTTTGTAATCATGTTTATCTTCATAAAGAGTTTGTAATTGTTTAACAATGTCATCGTATGACTTGCACAATGGAAAGGAAGATACATCTAAGAAGTTAGTTCCTTCCTCTGTCTTAACGAATACAGGCCTAGGTGCATTAGATGCAAAGGTAGTCTTACCTATCCCATCAGTTCCTGCTACATTTATTTTTATTGCTGGCACTTTGATGCCTGTTTCTATGGTATCCAATAGACTCACCTTGCTCTCCTTATATAATGGTTAACGTTGAGATCTTCCTGAGAACTAACATGTTCTTCCCATATGTCTACCAAAGTGCTTGGCAAATACATATCATTTAATTTTTTCATTTTGCTACAGAACTGTTCAAAATTTTCACAGCCTCCAATAACATACTCAGCATCCTCAGTTAAACCGATTAAAAAATCTCCTATCTTACTCATTACTTCCTCCTTTTAATGGATCAATAAATGTGACATAAGGTCTTTCATTGATCTTGGTTGTCAAACCTTTCTCAATGTACTCCCAAGCTTTTGGATCTTCGTCCTGAAGTTTCTTGGTTGCACGAGTATCTTCCACATACTGTTTAGTAAATGGAAAGTTTTGTAGTTCTTTTGATAAATCATTTAAGTAGTCTTGGTCCCATGACTTGGTAACCTTGTATTGCACTCTTAAATCTTTAGGTATCAAACCGTTTAGCTGCACCCTTTTGGATCCGCCAGAGTTTGATAATGATTTGGTGACCTCAACAACTTCTGGACATTGAGCAATGGCCTCGTCTAAAAGTTTTGATTCCTCACGCAGTTTTGATTGGTTAGATAGATTTGCTTTTTTAAGCTTTAACAAATCTACCAGACCATAAGCTTCATAGTTAGTTTTATCTTCCATAAGTTTGTCTCCAATAACAAATACAAATACCATCATAATGATTATCAAAACTTTGTCAACAATCTTCTTTACTTTTTGTATCATGTCCCTTATCATTGACTTCGATGCGCTTCATTCGTCTTCCCCCCCAAAAGGTTGACGTCCTCCTTTTTTAGAAGCGCATCACCTAACAAGGAGAGAAATGGAACTAAAAGATTACATAGAAAAACGTGGAGAAGAGAGTCTTGCAAAAGAACTCAAGGTCTCAGTGTCCACCATTAGGTCTTGGAGATACAACACAAGACAGCCTTCTGTAAACCAGGCTAAAAAATTAATCAAGATGACCGGGCATGCTCTTGATTGGGAAAGTATTTATGGTGCAGTAGAAGAGAGTTAGTCTTGGAATTACATTTAAATAAAAAAGGAGAAGAGATTCTTGGCAACAAGAGAAAAGAAATGTTGGTTTCTTTTTATGAGAACAACTTTCATTTAATACCTTGTGGATCTAAGACAGACGTCATACCAGATTACTTTAAAACAAGACATCCTTATGAAGATGATGATGTGTTGGTTAAGCGCTGGGCTAAGACACCAAGAGTTAAGTGGGCAGACTACATTCAAAAGCAAGCACACTTAAAAGAAATCAAACAATGGTACTTACAATTTCCAAACTGTAATTGGGCAGCTGTCACAGGAATTAATTTTGTGGTGCTTGATGCAGACACACAAGAGGCCTGTGACTTTTGTGAATCAGGACAGATCACAAGAACAACACTCAAACAAAAAACACCAAGAGGTGGCTATCATTATTTCTATGCCATCAACCCTGAACTAAAAATAAGAAACACCACAGGCAGACTTGATGTCAGAGGAGAGGGTGGCTATGTCATGGTCTCACCTTCGGACCATTACATGTTTGAAAGCGTGGACGGTGTTGGGCCAAGCGACATGGATGACTTGCCCATACTTACAAGTCAAGACATGAATATTATTTATGACTTTAATAATGTAGGTAGATCAAACTCAGACTTAAAAACACCGCTATCAATGGATGGTGTTGGCAGTGGCATGAGAAACGATACGCTTGCAAGATTGGTAGGCAAGTGGATTCTCGAAGGTTGGGGCATGCGTGAAGTCATCATCAAAGCTTTGGATTGGAATCAAACAAACAACCCACCCATGAGCGTGCAAGAAGTATTGCAAACTGTAAACAGTATTTGCACTGGGCACTTGAAAAGAAACCCAGAGGATGTAGCTGGTATCACAGAGTGGAAGACAAGTCAGTGGCAGATACAACTAACAGATGAACTCAAAGAGATCATGGATCAAGAAGATCCTATCGAACAACAAAAGAAGGAAGAGAGACCTGAAAGAGATCCACTTGGCCTCAAAACATTTGGTGATCCTTTTTGGGATGGCATGGACTCAGATCGCATCGAACAATTTTGGGGTGATGCATTTGTCTTTGAACAATCAAGAGTCTTGCTCTTAGGTAAACCAAAGATTGGTAAGTCACATTGGTTGGGTGCATTTGCTGCTGCCGCTACAACTGGCACAGAGTTTATGGGCAAACAATTTAATAGACCTTTAAAGGTTATGTGGTTACAAGCAGAGATCATTCATGAGTTCTTAAAGAAAAGAATTGACATGTACTA